TAATTAGTCTTAGGATCGTTATAGTAGACTATATATTGATTAGGTCTTAGTTTTGCCGGAGTTGTTTGATATGAAAATTTTCCTCCTATAACATTACTTTTGCTAAACGTATGAACAGAATTTCCGGGGGCATCTTGTAGCAAGGTAAGGTGCCCATCCATCCAATATAAAATAGAAGTAAATGCACTTGCTACATCTTTTATAACTTTATACACTGCTTCTGCTTTAGTAAGATATAGGTTCATTCTAAATCTGGGCTCATATCGCACTCCGGTTGCCGAAGTACCTAAAGGCCCCGGCTCCAGAATTCTTACCATATCTCCGACCGCATAAGTTACATTAGAAGTTCTAGCCATCTGGTTCCAGTCAGCTTGGGAGCCTAAAGTTCTAATTTCCCAAAATTCATCCTCCGTAAATATAGATGCGCTTATCTCTTCGCTTGCAGGTACAAGTTCGTCACAATATTTTGAAATTCTATACAAAGCATACTTATCTACTATTGCTGAATCAATCCAAGAGCCTGCCCCATATCTCTCATTTGTTATTAAATCATAAAAAATCCAAGCAGGATTATCAGTATAAACACTATCTACAAATGTTCCATCCCAAAATCCTTGATATTTTGCCAAGCCGGTATCAGAATACTCACGAGGAGTGTACGTTGCGGGCACTTTTATTAGTCTGCCTTTTAGATCAAAGCTTCTTTTAGGAGCAGTTTTAAATTGTCGAGATGAAAATACTGTGTTGATTAAAGCGCTATTTGGATATGTAAGTTTATCTTGAAAAGTTGCCCCAAGATTAGTAATTTGAGCCCCTGCTAAAACTTGCCAATATTTTGTGTCACTATTCAATTTTCTGCCATCAGGGAGCATAGTAGCACCTTTATGTCTAGTATACCTATAGAAAAATAGCTTAAAACTTGTAAAAGCCCCGTATTCAATTCTAAATTGATGAAGGTCTATTTCGTGAGTAAAAAGTAGCGGGCCTTGTCTCCTACCTCTATGAATTAGTCCATCGGGGTATATATTGATAGTATTTCTTAGTATGTTACTGCCTGTATAAAGCTCTAAAATAACGTTATACATTGCGGTCATATAATAGTAGTTCGGCGGCCCGTCGCCTCCAAAATATATTAATCCCTGTGGATAAAGTATATCAAATTGTATTGTATCTGCTGTATCAATTTGTATTCCTGAAAGTCCGAAGTCATTGGGCTCAAACTCCTTCCCAGTGATTTCAGTATCATCATAATCGATTGGTTCTCCACGCTGTTCATCTAAGTGCTGGGGTTCAATGGGCTGTGTTACTAGTCCTACATGATTTGCAGGAAGATTTCCCATTTTACGATAATCAAACATTCTAATCAATGTCTGCTGCGACGGGCCGATAACAGCTACAGAGCCTCCTACATTTTGAATTCTTGGCAAAGGATACTGATCTACAGTTCCGAAGGTTTCTTGTACTATTAGATCATCAATTTTAGCTATTGCGCTATCATTATTTATAGTTGTATCTACATTTGTTCCGGTCGCTACAGCGGAATTAAAAGTATGCGAATCTGTAATCCAAAATAAAGAAGACTGAGCAGGGGGAGCACTCCCCGATACAGTAACTTCTCTTGTTGTGGTATTTAAACTAGTAATTTCTCTATTTTCAATAATAGTAATGTACGCCGTAGTGGTATTTACGATTATATTCTCATACATTCCTTTAGAAAGTCCATTTAGCGAAACCTCCATAGAAGCATTTGCACTGCTTATAACTGATAGACTTCCTTGAAAGCTAAACCTTTTTATATTTCCTGTAGAAAAAAGTACAGTTAAAGCGGCTACTCTAGAAAAAGTACTAGTACTGGTAGAGTCAAAAACTGAAGAAGAAAAATTAAAAGGACTCGGAGTACTACCATTTGTTTGCAGCCCAAAAGTTATGCCTGAGTCGCTAGTAATTTTCGAAGTTATAGTAACAGTGAATCTTTTATGGGGAACTGTAATAAGTTCTCTTCCTTCTCCTATTCTAAAATCTCCCCCGAAATTTACATCATCATCAAAAGCTCCAACATTACTACTACCATTAAAGGTAACTTCTGCAGTTACTCTCTTAGGCTTATAAGCTGCGTATTTTCCCTCTTCTGCAGAATTATCATCAAAATAAATTGATTTAACACCGTCTACCAGCCCCCAAATTGGGCCCTCACTTACTAAATCAGTATATGAAATATTTTGATACTCTCCTCCATATAAAGTACCAACAGCAGCATCGCGTGCCTCATCTCCCGCATTCCAACTCCTACCCATATTATAAACTCATCTCTGTTACTGCAGCTATTGCCGCTGTAAATTTTGCTGCGTTTGCACTCCTAGAAGTGCCGCCTTTTGCCCCTATCCTATTTTCTGCGTGCGTCGAATTTTTAGAAATTACTGCGTTGCTTGCACGTATATCAAAACTAATAGGTTTTCCGGGAACCCTCATTCGACCGTATAAAACAGGAAGAGGGTCTCCTTCTCGTATAATTTGTGCTGTTCCTTGATAAATATAATCTCTCTCTGCGTCTCTTGCGTCTGCCGCAGGATCAGGAGCCAATAAATCTGCAGCCCCAGAAAAAACCATTGACAACCCATACTTAATTAAAAATTGTGCTCCAGGTACAATAAGACCAACTATTACTAAAACAGCTCCTACAATAGCTTTAAAATATTTTGAAATTCCTCCTCCCGCAGGTACAGGAGTTATAACCATATCTCCCTCTCCGTAATTCAAAAAAAGTTCTTTTTCATCCAAAGCAACATTATTAACTTTACAAATAAATGCAATTTGTTTTTTATCACATTCTAATAAATACTCACTAAAATTATTAAAGTTTGCATTAAAACATCTTACTACATCCCCAAACGAAGAAGCCTCGATGTAAGTTTCTCGACCAAATTTTTCGCCTAGCTCTCCCTCAAAGACTACTTTTCTTTTCACTTTATGCTCCTATTTTTAAAGCTGGTAATAATATATTTAATTTCATATCTGGGTATGAATAAATATAATACGGTAAATTCATTGCGTTACAAATATCTATATCAGATTCTGAGGGGGTATTTGAAGTATTTACATGACTATGTACAATTGCTGCTACTTTATATTTTCGCAAAATATTAAAATATTCTTCTGGACAAAAACAAAATAAATCATTATCTGGAGAAATATTTTTACATTTTATAAAATTAAATGTATCTGTAAAAACTCCACAAGCTTCTTTTGGAGCCCAAGATTTAAAATGATTTTTTATTTCAATCATCTAAATTTCGAGGCTCCCGGAAACCCTCCGAAAGGTAAGGGCTCCCCGGAGTTTCTATGTGTGTCATCGTCAGGGATTAAACTTCCTTGTGCAATTACTCCATGTACCGCCGAACGTCTTGTTTGAAATCTTACTTTACAAGAACTTAATTTTTTACCACAAACATCTAAACGTTTCCAATATGTAGGGAACTTTTCAGGGTGTCTACCAGAATTTGTTATAACACACTCATAAAACTGCCACCCACTAGTATCAGGATTTACTCTTTTTACTAAAGAGCCTTGATTTGTACCATTTGTAATTTTACTTTGGTATGTGGTTACACTGGTCCATGTAGGATACCCACTAGTTGTAGGATCAGTTGCAATTAACCTATCATTTTCATCAATCCACAGATTAAAAGAGTTTGCGTTAACGGGACATCCTCCCCTACCGTGAAGCAACCCTTGGTACTCCCAAGCACAATACTTTCCTACTGCAAATCGTGCAGGAATAGTAAGACCTTCCATATCTGCGGGACTTACTAATTCATAGTCTACGAATATATTATCTTCTTGAGTTACTTTTTCTATATAATAACTTGATTTTGGAAACTCTGTCGGAAGCTGAGCAGTATCTCCGACTTTAAAGGTATGTTTTAGCAGAGTAGTTCTATAAACTACTTTCGAGGTTGTTAAATCATCTGCTGTAAAAAATCCTTCTGTTTGAAGAACATTATATATTGTCTGCTCGTCTTCTACTCCGTTACTATTATTTCCTCTTCCCGCTAATTGAGGTATATTTGCCATTTTTAGCTGGGGACGATTTAAAGAGCCTTCCGATTGATGTTCAATTCCTGAAATTTCAATAGGAAAAGCTAAATACTCATTTAATGTTGAGCCCACTTCATTAGGAAAATAAATATTTTCTCCTATTATTCCGTTATCATAGTCTAGGCCATTATATAAATAAAGAATCGTGCCACTTGGAAGAGTTACTTCAAACAATTCTATTAAAGAGTCGTCTAGTGACTGTTGTTGAGACTGTTTTATCGCAATATACGGATCTTGCTGAACTGTAAAAGAAGAGGTCTGAATTAAAGTAGAAGTTCCTCCAGTTGTAGAAGGTGTAGCTCCTGTAGTAGTATACTGGGGTGTAGTATTCCAATGATATAAGCTTAAGTAATAAGTACCTGTAGGACATGTAGCAGCCGGTCTTAAATTAATTGTTGTTCCATTTTTTGGGCCTGAAATAGTGCCCGCCCTAGTAGCAAAATATCCAATCGGAACCGGATTTGTTGCTCCGGCGTCTGTTGTAAGTTTCCAGTAAAATTTTTCGGGGCCCGCATTTGGAACATCATAATTGCCGGTATTAAAAGTACCGTCTAAAAAAGGCTCCAAATCGGTAGGCATTGTTATTTCTACATCTTCAACTCCTCCAGGACCTATAAAACTGGGCAGCCCCGTAAATCCAAAAGAATCGGGAAGAATTAAAAGTCTGGTAGAAAGCTGAGCAGCGTATTGTAAAGTAGTTCCCGGGTTAGCATTTGTAAACCAATACCACCTAGCATAATAGTCAGTATTATCGGTAGCAGAAAGTGTCCAAGTTGTGTCTAGCCCGGGGCTCCCTGTTGCGTCAGGGTCATTAAGACTTGTATCATTGTTTGGGGATGCAATATATCTTATTTCTTGAGCATTTGAAGCACTTCCAGTATATACTGTACGAACATTTACAGTATCTCCCGTCTTTATAATTATTGCGTAATTTGATGAAACGTCTGCTATAGGAGGAGTATACCCGCTTATACCCGGAGTATTATCGTCTAGTTCAAAGTAATAATTAAAAGTAGCCATAGTTAAGAACTTCTAGGTGTGTAAATTCGTTTAATTTGAGCACTCATGGTATGATATTGATCATAGTCATAAGTAATTGTATAATTTTCGCAGCGCGCATAAATAGTCTCTATGCTTGTTCTATTAGGAATTCTAATTTCAAATTCTTTTGCGGTTCTTTTATCTAAAAACTCCGCAATAAGATTAATCTCTGCAGCAGGTCTATTCTTAAAATTTGCAGAAAAAGAATCATCTTTAGTATTAACTCCATCTCCTACTGTTTGGTCGTATCCATCTCCGAATTGAGCCGTTAAAACTCTATGCTTCACATTACGTCCCAGTCCACGATCAAAAGTTATAAATGTTTCTGCTGCGGGAGATCCGGCTGCAATTGCATCTTGTGGAATTACGAGTACAAACTTATTTCCGTAAGAAGACCCCGAAGAGCCTACAGAAGTTGAGTCCACTGTCCAAGCTGGAATAGAAGAATTATAAATATAAGTAATTCCATTAAATGTAACGCTATCTCCGTTACTTGGGCTATTTGGGAAATCGTATGACATTTATAGCTCCTATTCTATTAGTGTAAGTCTACCCAAGCTCCGTTCGCGTATCCTTGGAACTTATTTAGGGTTGAATTATAAACTAAATCACCGTTTTGTGCAGTAAGAGCATTTCTTTCTGTAGTAGTGTAGTTTGTTGTATGCGAAGCAGGTCCTGTCGTATAAATTGTACCCGCCATCACAGAATGATTTTGACAAACATAATAAAGAGTGTCAGGAGCATTCATCGGAACTTCATAAGTCATAGTAAGTCTATCGGCGCCATTATTTGTAACTCCATCAGAGGCTCCTAACACATTTGAAGCATTATATGCCCCTGAAGAAGTCTGAAACCAAATAGGATGCCCATTGGATAAACTAGCTGCCCCTAGACTTATACTGCTTGAAAAAAGAGTAGTAGAAAAAGATCCAGTAGCTCTTCTAGCTCCACTAAAGGCAAATATTCTATACCTTCCTCCCGCTAAGTTTACACTTACATATCCGTTGCTTGTTGTCGGATTTAATAGTAGTGTAGTGCTATTATTGTCAAAATCATGTAAGTACGCGTAGTTTTCATTATTATAGAAAGAG